CCCACGTTGGAAGCGGGAAGTGTTGACGCTATCATCACGGATTTACCGTATGGCACAACGGCTTGCGCGTGGGATGAAATAATCCCATTTGAGCCAATGTGGGAGCAGGTCAAACGATTGCTAAAGCCTGATGGTGTGTTCGTCACAACAGCCAGCCAGCCGTTCACAAGTGCATTGGTAATGAGTGCCGCAAAGATTTTCAAATATGAATGGATATGGGAGAAGGCGCGACCAACAGGTTTTCAATTTGCTAAGTTTGCGCCAATGCGCGAACATGAAAATATATTGGTATTTTACTCTTCGCCTCCAACCTACAATCCAGAGTTAACAAAAAAGGATAAGCCTATAAAAAAAAGATACCCAACGGTCAAGAGTAAATCTAGCAATATGACATCTAATAAAAAAGCCGAAGGAAACTGGACACACACAAATCCAAAAACTATCATTCGTATTCCACAGGAGCGCGGAGAGCATCCAACACAAAAGCCAGTTGCTTTGTTTGCGTATCTAATCAGGACATATACAAATCCGAATGATTTAGTTTTAGATATTACGATGGGTTCAGGCACAACAATTATCGCGGCTTTGCTTGAAGGTCGAAGGTCAATAGGCATAGAGCAAGACCCGAAATACTTTGCAATAGCCGAGAAGCGCATAAGTCAAGCGGCGCAACAGCCATCGCTCTTCCACGCAACCCAACACAGCGTGAACCCGACAAGGGCGGACGCGCCGAAAAAGTTTGATATTTTTGATTAAGTTTATGGTCTTGCGTTCTCGCCCTTGCGGGTTACGCAAACCGTTGGCAGGCTAAGAAAATGAAACTTTATCACGGTGATTGTCTAAAAATACTTCCTACGCTCCCAGCAGAAAGCGTTCATGCCGTCATTACCGATTTACCTTATGGTACAACACAAGCGGAATGGGATAGCGTCATCCCGTTTGATTTTATGTGGTCACAGGTCAACCGTCTGCTGGTGTCTAATGGCGTTTTCATCACAACAGCCAGCCAGCCTTTCACAAGCGATTTGATAAATTCCAATCGTGATTTATTCAAGTATGAAATCATCTGGAAAAAAGCAAGAGCATCTGGTCATTTGGACGCACGCCGAAAGCCTATGAAAATCCATGAAAACATTCTGGTATTTTCCAAAGGTCAAACCACTTATAACCCGCAATTTACCAAAGGTGAAAAGTACACATCGAAACATAAAGGCGGGCGCACAAGTGAGTGATCGTGGGTGAGTGGAGTATTTACAGGTCTTCGGAAAAGTATCGACGATATCCAGAAGAAAAAATTATATATGGCTAGTTCAATTTTAGCGGTTGACATTTGGCGGGAGTGACGTATAATATTCGTAAATAAATATTGCAAGCCTTGGTGAAATTGACCGAGGCGGTCTTTCGGAGTGATGCGCCCGATGTCTTCTTGACATCGGGCGTTTTTGTTTTCGAAAATAAAACAGATGTGATGCGCCTGTTTCAGCTTTTGGGCTGGAACAGGCGCTTTTTATTTGGAGCAAATTATGCCTGTAATGCCAGCGAATCCAAATTATGAAAAGCCATTCCGCAATTATATACGCGTGGATGTGTTGAATGCTGCGGTCTCCATTGTGGGGACCATTTCAAAAGTGCGCGGGGCGATCGAGGCGGTGATCACCTGGCAGGAGACCGTGAAGCCGTTGAGCGAAGATCAGGCAATCGCGTATGCGAACGGGATGATCAAGATCGCAAACTGGGCGCGGAATAATGGCGCAAACGGGCAGGGAAATTACTGGACGCCTGGCAAGGTGTATGAGCAGGAGATCGGACTTTCAATCACACGCTTTATGTTCCATGACGACATCACGCGATTTGTAAAAGTCAGCCGCAAACTGCTGGGTTTTGGATTGTATGCAAAAAAGACTTTCGAAGTGGATGGCGGCTCTGGCGATATCGTCACGGCCATGCAGGCGGCGACCAGTTTACAGCAGGTCATCCGCGATGGCGCAGTGTGGCGGTAGTTCATGAGCGGAAATAACGAACTTATCAAGAAGATCCGCGATGTGATCGAAAAAGGCGGAAACATAGACGTGAACACAAGAGACGTTCTTTTATTTAGCGCTGTAGTCGATATTTACGAAAGCATAGATTCGATGAGTAAAAGATACGAAGAACAGATTTCAGAAATCAAACCTGCTTTGACATTCTATAAAGTAGGAATGTGGATTTCTGCGGCGTTTGGACTTTCTTTTATTGGGTTGGTTTTCGGCATGTTGACTGGGCAGGTTCAGGTGATATTCAAATGATCCGCAAGTATGCCGACGATGTTTGTTTTGTGATCGGGGCGGCGCTGGTGACGGTGGGCGCTGGGTACGTTCACCCTGGGCTGGCGTTCGCGACGGCTGGCGGTTTCTTTCTGCTATTCAGCTTCATGCTGGGCAAGGCGATGAATAAATGATCGTTTCAAATGCTTTCAAAAATGCGGCGAGCGCTCCGATGCCTGATGGTGAGGCGGCTGGGCGTTTTGTCGGTTACGAGTACAGCGGCGGCAGGGGCGGCGCGATGACCGCATCGAAGCAGGTCGTGAACGCAGAGACGGCCAAGACCATCGCGACGGCCTATCGATGCAAAAACATCCTCGGGGATGACGTGGCGAAGATGCCATTTCAAATGTTTCAGCGCAACGGCAAGAACGTGGACCACGTGGCGCCCGATGCCCTGCTGCGAAATATGGCGTATTTGCTGGAAGTGCAGCCGAACCGCTGGATGACGCCGTTTATTTTCAAAAAGACCGTGATGGAGTGGCTGCTGTTTTGGGGCAATGCCTACATCTGGCAGCCCATGCAGAGATATGGCGAGCTGTTTGTTTTGCCTTCGGTGACGACATTCCCGAAGCTGGATAAGCAGGGGAATGTTTATTACGAAGTGAACTTCCCGAACGGCAAAAAAGACAACCTGCCGAGCGTGGAAGTGACACATTTGATGATCAATTCGACGAACGGGCGCAACGGTCGATCTGTGCTGGAGTATGCGCGCGAAACCTTTGGACGTCAGATGGCCACCAAGGAAACGCAAAGCAAGGTGAACGGCAACGGCATGAAAGCCGCGGCTTATATCCAGATCGATGCCACGCTGGACAAGGACGGGCGCGACAAGGTGCGCGATGCGTACAAGGAATCGCTGGAAGATCCTGGCGGGCTGGCGGTCTTCGACAACAAGGTCGGGAAGTTTGAAACGATCCAGATGAAGATGACCGATGCGCAATTTATCGAGGGCATGCAGCTGACCGATGTGGACATTCTGAACTTCTTCGGGGTGCCCGCTTACAAGCTGAACATGGGCAAAGAAGCCTACAACTCGAACGCCCAGCAGGACCTTGATTATTTGAAATCGACCCTTGACCCGTATTTGGTGCAGTGGGAGCAGGCGGCGCGCTTGAAGTGGCTTTCGGAAGCCGATCAAAAAGACACGTATTTCAAATTCATTCGCGAGTCATTGCTGCGCACCGATGCCAAGACACGCGCAGAACTGCACGAGATCAAGATCCGCAGCGGGCAGATGAGCCCGAACGAAGCGCGGGAAGTGGAAGACCAGAGCGGTTATGCGCTCGGAGATGATTTCTACATGACAAGCAATTATCAAAAAATTGGAGCGGTGGTGCCGAATGCCTAACATGCCGATTCGCTGTTTTGAAGGGACTGCCATGCCTTTCGAGCCTTTTTGGAAATTTCAAAACCTTGAAGACGGCTCGGTGGATCTCGAATTTTACGGGCCCATTTCGGAATATTCGTGGATGGGCGATGAAGTGACGCCGAGAAAATTCCGCGAGGAACTGAGCGCAAAAAATGGCGCGCCTGTGACCTTGAAGATCAATTCACCAGGCGGCGACCCGATCGCGGCGAGCGTGATCGCTTCGATCATCCATGATTACCCTGGCGAAGTGACCACCCGTGTGGACGGCATGGCGGCTTCTGCGGCGGTGATCGTGGCGCTGGCAGGCAAGACGGTGCGCATGATGGACAGCGCTTACATGATGATCCACGACCCTGCGGTGGTGGTTTTCATGGCGGCGTTGAACATTGAAACGCTGGGCAAGCTGCGCAATGACCTGAAGGCGATCAAGGATGGGATCGTGCAATCCTACGCGGCGCGCACCGAGCTTTCGGAAGAGAAGATCGCGCGGATGATGGAAGCCGAAACATGGATGAGCGCACGCGAGGCGGTGGATCTTGGGTTTGCCGATGAGGTAATTGCAGGAGGGCAGAGAAAACCACAAAACTCAAATGCGCATGGTTTCGTCAATGCCCTCCTGAATTATTCGAAGGTGCCTGCGGGTGTGTTCGAAATGCTTGAGCAGAAACCTGATGAAGTTGAAGCGATGCCGATCGAGGCGAAACCGCAGTCGGCTGAGTTGGAAGCGCAAATTGCGCGTGTGCGCAATTATTTGAAAGTATATCAACCAAAAGGAGCAAGCAAATGAATCTGAAAACCTATTTTGACCAGGCAAAAGCCGCCAGCGATGCCGCTGTCGTTTTGAAAAATCAAATGGATGAGCTTTTCAACAACGGCACCGATGAAGGCATTCAGGCCGCGATCGACCTGCAGCCGCAGATGGAAGCGGCGAACAAGAAAGCCGACGATCTGAATCGTTTGTATCTGTCGATGCGCGATGCCGATCAGGTCGCCAGCAACGCGGCGGGCCTTTTCGTGGCGGATGCAGAGACCGAACAGGCTGAACAGGCCGACGAAAAGAAAATGACCTATGCCGCATTTCAAGCCCTTGACCCTGCCGAGCGCATGAAGTTTATCCGCGCGGGCGGCGAGATCGAGTAAACCATTTCAATTTGAAAAGATAAGGAAACTTCAAAATGAGCGCAAATACTTTGACAGGGTTGATCCCCACTCTATACAAGGCTGCTGACCAGGTAGCCCGTGAACAAACTGGCTTCATCGCCGCTGTTTACAAAGACAGCGACGTGGAGCAGGTTGCCAAAGACCAAACCATCACCTACCCGATCGTGGCGGCCCAAACTCCTGCGGATATTTCACCCGCAGCCACTGGCCCCGACCCGAGCGGGCAAACCGTCAGTTACGGCACGATGAGCATTTCAAAGAGCCGCAGTGTGACCTTCCCGTGGAACGGTGACGAACAGAAGAGCATTCGCCCGCTTTATGCGCAAGTACTACAGGACCAGTTTGCGCAGTCGATGCGCGCGCTGACCAATGAGATCGAGAACGATCTTTTTCTGGCAGCCAAGCGCAACGCTTCGCGCGCCTATGGAACCGCTGGCACCACTCCCTTCGCGACCGCTGGCAACTTCTCAGATTTCTCCTATACCCGCAAGATCCTGATCGATAACGGCGCGCCGACTTCCGATTTGCACCTGGTATTGAATACCACAGCAGGCGCCAAACTGCGCGGTTTGCAGTCGAGCTTGTTCAAAGTAAACGAAGCAGGCGACGGCGGCAGCATGCTGCGCGATGGCAACTTCGGCAAAGTGGAAGGCTTGACCCTGCACGAATCTGGCCAGATCGTCAGCCACACCAAGGGCACAGGCACTTCTTATGTCTTCAACGGTTCGCACGCCGCTGGCGCCACTTCTGTGACCGCGAAGACTGGTTCAGGCACCGTGTTGTATGGCGATGTCGTGACCTTCGAAGACGACACTGCGAACAAGTACGTGGTCAATACAGGCATCGCCGCGGCTGGAACAATGGTCATCGGCGGACCTGGCTTGAAGCAGGCCCAAACCGACGGCAAGACCATCACTGTGGGCGACAGCTACACAGGCAACTGGGCTTTTGACCGCAATGCCTTGCACCTGATCACCCGTCTGCCTTCCATGCCAGATGGCGGCGACGCTGCCGACGAGGTTGTGGAAATCACCGATCCTTACAGCGGGCTGTCTTTCCAGGTTGCACTCTACCGCCAGCGCCGTCAGGTTGTTTACGAAGTGGGCATCGCCTGGGGCGTGAAGGCCGTGAAGAGCGACTTCATCGCGACCCTGTTGGGATAAGTTGAAACTGAAACCCACCCTGCCGCAGTGATGCGGCAGGGTTCAGGAGTTTGTTATGAGCGAGTTTATCAAGGTTGAAAAAGACGGAGAAGTGATCGAGATCGCGCCTCCGAATTTGGCTGATCATATTCGGCTGGGCTGGAAGCCTGTGGTGGTGGAAGATGCCCCCAAGGGCGAAGTAAAGCCAGAAGCCGAGCGTGTGCCTGTTACGGCTGAGAAGCCGATCAGGAAAAAGTAAGGATATCAGGGCGATCCTTCCGCTCTGTTTTTCCAGTGCTTATGGGCGGGCGTCCTCCCCGTCTGCCCATAAGCGCGACCTGCGGAGAAGTAAACGATGGCAAATATTTTGACGGCGGCGGAAGCCGCGAGCGCGATCCGAGTGGATGCAAGTGACGCCGACCTGTTGGCGCTTTTGCCGTTGGTGGATGCGTTCGTGAACAGGGCGACGGGCAGAGATTGGACGCAGGACGGGACGATCAATGCGCTTGCAAAAAACGCGGCGCGGATGCTGATCGTGCAATGGTACGACAACCCTGCACAGATGGGCGACGGGAATGCGCTGGCGTTTGGCTTGAAGAACACGCTGATGCAGCTCGAATCCGAGGCGTTGAAATATCGGAAGTATGAGTTTGAAGGCGTGAACGGCGGCGGGTTGATCGTGCTGGAAGGCGCGCGCGAAGGCGACGATGTGGTGAAACTGGTCGGCGTGTATGGCGCAAGCGGCACGCAAACCGACAAGTTTGAGAGCGAGATCAGCGAAGAGGGCCAGATCTTGCAAACTTCAACGGCTGACCTGAGTGAAAAGCATTATGTGGTCATTTTGAAAAGCCCTGCGGATGATGTGACGGCATGACGACGAAGACGATCAATGCGGGCAAATACCGCCATCGAATTGTGATCAAGGCTGCGGCTGGCGATGGCACGCGGGATTCGTTTGGGCGCAGAAAAGGCACAGGCGCGACGGTGGCGACGGTTTGGGCTGAGAAGCAGGACTGGAGCGGCGACGAAAACGATGAGAACGGGCGCGAGACGGCTTCGGTGATCACGAAGTGGCGCACACGGTATCGCAGCGATGTGACCAGTGAAATGACCGTGACACATGGCGCGGATGTTTACAACATTTTATCTGTGATGGATTTTGACGGCATGAAGCGTGAAATTTTGCTGACCTGTAGAAAGGTGATTGAAACATGAAGAACCTGAAACTTTTGAAAGATGCGGTCGTGAACGGTTCGGTGTATGCGGCTGGCGCTGTTGTGGAAGTTGACGACGCGCAGGCCGACGAGCTGGTGAGAATTGAAGCGGCTGAGATTTCCGCACCTGCTGCGCCAGCGCCGAAGAGCGGCAAGAAATCCATTTTTGCGGATGCGGGTGAATAGATGCCAGGCAGGCCGAGAATGAGCGGATCGATCACGGGTCGGCTGCGGCTCGAGCCTGCGTCTTATGCCAAGCATAAGGCGGCGCTGAAAGAGTTGGAGCGGGCTGTGCGCAAGGAGATCATCGAAAGCGCTTTGATGGCGGGCGGTGAGATCATCCACGCGGCGGCTGAGTCTCGGGCACCTGGTCCGCTTGAGATCCGCATCATCGGCGGGCGGGCCTTGCGCAAGCGGGTGGACCCGCAAATGAGCGCGATCGTGAAGGCGAACGGCAAATTCTGCGCCATCGGCCCGAGCAAAAAAAACTGGTATTTCAGATTTCGCGAGTTTGGCGCCAGCAAGCATGACATTCGACCGAAGAAGGCTGGCGCGATCGCGTTTGAAGGCAGAGACGGCGGCAAGGTGATCCGCGGCTGGGCGAATGCGACAGGCGGCGTGCAGATCAGGCCGTTCATGCGCCCAGCGGTTGACGATAACAAGAACGCGGCGGTGATCGCGATGGGCGATGTGCTGGCCCGTGAAATCGAAAAGGCTGCCAAAGGATAGCGATGGCGACGATCGAAGAAGGCTTGAAGGCTTACATCGAAACGAACGTGACTGCGGCGGGCAACGGCTACCCTGTGAGCGTGCCCGTGGATGCGGATTTTCCTGCCTGGTGCTACACGGTGATTTCCGACAGGGAAGAACTGCTGCACAGCGGCGGGCGGTCTGGTTTTGCGGTGGCGCGTGTGCAATGCGATTTCATGGCCAAGGAAGACGCAGACGACAGCGATTATGAAAAGATCAAGGCCATCGCCACCACGGCGCGCAATGCGCTGGATGGATACGCGGGAACGATGAGCACGGTGACGGTTTACAAATGCGAAGTTGAACTGAACGATGACTGGGCTGAAATCCACAAGCTGCCCGTTCAGCGTTTTGATGTGGTCCTGCAATACAAGAGATAAAAAAAAGGAGACTCCTATGGCTGGAACAGTTGGTGGATTTGGTGTGATCGTGAAGATCGATATCGCGAGCACGTTGACGGCGATCACTTATTTGCTCGAAGGTGAGATCCCGAAACAAAAGAAGTTTATCGCAGAGGCGACGCCGCAGAATGCGACAGGCGGTTATGCCGTGCGCGTGGCTTCTGGCAAGCGGTCGCTTGAAAGTTTCAAAGTGACCCTCGGCTGGGATTCAGACGAGGCGACCCATGCCGCAGTGTTGACCGCGTTTGACAGCGATGCGCCTGTGAATATGTCGGTGATCTCGCCTGGAACCGATGAGACCGTCGCTTTCAGTGCGTTCATCGAAGAAGTGGCGCGCATCCCTGATCCTGAAGGTGCTTATAAAGCCGAGGTGATGATCACCCCGACGGGCGCACCGACGATCAGCTAATTTGCATAATATCCCCCAAATGTCTTTGGACATTTGGGGGAAACCCAAAAAACTGAGAAGGACAGAAAAACCATGAAACAAATGCTTGATAAAAACATGATCCTCGCGGCTTCGGATGTGGTGAAGGAGCTGGTGGATGTGCCCGAGTGGGGCGGGTCTGTGTATGTGCGTTCGATCACTGCGGCGGAGCGCGGCCAGATCGAGGCTGCCGCTGCACGCTTCAAAGAGGGCAAAGGCAAGGACGACAGTTTTGCACGTCTTTTCACTTTGCGCTTTGCAGCCATGGCGATTTGTGATGAGAACGGCGCGCGATTGTTTGCCGATGCAGACATCGAAAAGCTGGCGCAAAAGAATGCGGCGGTGATCTCGCGGCTGGCTGAGATCGCACAGCGGCTGAGCGGATTCGGCAAGAAAGACATGGAGGAGCTGGAAAAAAACTCCGTGGAAGCCCGACCCGAAGATTCGCGCACCGATTAGCGCTTGCGCTGGGTGTGTGGGACGTGGACGGGCTGCTGGCGGCGATGAGCTCACGGCAGATTGCCGAGTGGATGGCGTATGCAGGCATGGAACCGTTCGGCGGTGAATTGATCGATGTACATTTCGCGCAGCTGGATGCGATCATGAGCAGCACAAAAGACAAGCCGCAGGACCCGAAGAAGTTCAGGCTGTGGAAGCAGGTCGAAGAGAAAAAAGATTTCGATCCGCAGGAATGGTTTGAGAGTTTGAAATCGGTTTCGGTGAAAAGGACATAAATGGCGACTGCACTTTCGAATCTGCTGGCATTGCTGGCGCTGGATAACTCGGCTTATCTTGAAGGGTTGGCTGGGTCGCAGGTGGCTGCTGACGATTTCGGCACGAAGTTGTCGAACGTGGGCGGCGCTGTGGTGCTGGGCGGGTTGACCGCTGCGGCGACGGCGGTGGTGGCGATCGGCGGCGCGGCGTTTGACGCGGCTGAACAGGTGGATGAGGCTTTCGACAAGATCGCAGTGGGAACGGGGGCGACGGGCGATCAGCTCGCGATATTGCAGGACGATTTCAAAGCGGTGTTTGCAAGTGTGCCGACCGATGCCAATACGGCGGCGGAGGCGATCACGATCCTGGCTTCGCGGCTGGATGTTTCAGGCGAGGCGCTGCAGAATATTGCCACGCCGATGCTGGAAGTGACGCGCATCCTCGGCGGTGACTTGACGGCAAATGCCGAGAACTTCACGCGGGTGATCGGCGACTGGTCGATCCCTGTGGGTGAGGCTTCTGGTTCGCTGGATCAGTTGTTTGTGGCGGCCCAAAATACGGGCGTGCCGTTGGATCAACTGATGGAGCGTGTGGTGCAGTATGGCGCGCCGATGCGCAATTTCAACTTCTCGCGGCGGGCGTTTGTGACGCAGACGCTGGAGATGATCGTGGATGATTTCCCGCCCAATTATGCGCTGAAAGTGGCACGGCCGCGCCTGCAGAGCGTGACCTCGGTGACGTATTACGACGAGGATAACAATTCGGCGGTGTGGACCGATTACGTGGTCAATGCGCGCAGCGAGCCAGGGACCATCATCTTCGACAGCCTGCCGAGTGTGGCGCTGATGGAGTCGGGCGGGGTGGTGGTGCGGTTCGTGGCGGGCTATGGCGCAGCTGCAGCGGTGCCTGAGCGGATCAAGAACCTGATCCTTTCGCTGGTGGCGTATTGGTACGAAAACCGTGAGAGCCGCGATGTGCCTGCTGATATCCGCAAGGGATTTGTGGCGGAGCGGGCGGTGTGGTTCTAATGGACAAGATCGGCAAGTACCGTCATCGGATTGTGATCAAGGCGGCGCCCACTGATTCCAGCCGCGATTCGTATGGCAGCCGCAAGGGCACAGGCTCAACGGTGGCCACGCTTTGGGCTGAGAAAACAGACTGGGGCGGCGACGAGACGACCGAGAAGGGCCGCGAAACAGCAGCGGTGCAGACCAAGTTCCGCATTCGGTATCGCACCGACATCAACACGAGCATGACCGTCGAGTTCGAATCCCAGGTGTATGACATTCTTGCGGTGATGGATTTCGACGGCACAAAACGTGAAACGTTATTGACAACCCGAAAGGTGGTTGACGCATGAAAGTAAAACTGAAGACCGCAACTGTACACGAAGGCTCGGTGTGGCCTGCCGATTCTGTTCTGGATGTTGACGATAAAACAGCCAGACAGATGATCGAAGACGGCAAGGCCGTGGCCGCAGGAGTCCTTCAGACTGGCGGTTCACCGAAATCAGACTTCCCTCCCAGTGACCTGAGCGAGGACAAAGGGAAGAAAGGCAAATAATGGCGCGCCGTCCCCGCATGGATAAAAGCATCACAGGCCGTTTGCAGCTTGATCCCGCTTCGTACAAACAACACAAGGCGGAACTCAAGCAGCTCGAACGCGCCGTGAGAAAAGAGATCATCGAGAAGGCCTTGATGGCTGGCGGTGTGATCGTCCATGCCGCGGCGGAGGCCAAAGCGCCTGGCAAACTTGAGATCCGTATTGTCGGCGGGCGGTCCTTGCGCAAACGTGTGGATGGACGCCTGCAGGCCATCGTGAGAGCCAATGGAAAATTCTGCGCGATCGGCCCCGATGCAAAGCACTGGTATTACCGCTTTTCAGAGTTCGGCGCGAGTGCGCACGATATTCACCCGAAAACCAAGAGTGCAATTGCATTCATGGGCGATAGCGGGATGGTGGTGCGCGGATCTGCGAAGGCGACAGGTGCGGTGCGCATTCGTCCTTTTCTGCGGCCTGCCGTTGATACCAATGCAGATGCGGTGGTTGGTTTGATGGGCGATGTGCTGGCTGCCGAGATCGCAAAGGCTGCGAAGGCGTAACGATGCCGACCATTGAAGCTGGACTCAAGGCGTATATCGAAACCCAGGTGGCGTCGGCTGGCAACGGCTATCCACGCGAAGTGCCTGTGGATGCGGACTTTCCCGCATGGTCTTATTTTTGCGTGAGCGACGATGAGCTGCTCGCGCACGATGGACCGACAGGTTTTGCCAGCGCGCGTATTCAGTTTTACTTTCATGCGTCAACCACCTTTCGGGTTGTCAATAACGTTTCACGTTTTGTGCCGTCGAAATCCATCACCGCAAGAATGTCATACACCTGGGATTCGAACTCGACGG